TTTTATTTTTTTTCATACAATACCTATGTTATTTAATTGTTTTCTAAGATTTAATAAATTAGAATTATTATCTATAATTATATCAAATATATGTTTGTTTAAAACTATTTCTGATGGGTGTTGTTGTTCCATTTTATTTAACAAAGAATCTTTATCTGATTGTCTATTTATATAAATTGATAATCCATTATTTTGTTTAATAAATTGAAGTTCATTTTCAAACCTTACATCTGGTATAATAATAACTTTATTTGGATTATCTAATAATTTCTTTTCCATCAATTTTATCCAAACATCATTTCTAAAACAATCTCTGAATATATCTGTACCAATTCTTTGTAAAAAAGACCTTGGTGTTACATTCCAAAAAGAATCCTTAATATGTTTTTTATCTTGGTCATATAACTGAGAATTAGTAAAACCAAATATTGAAGCAATATCTTTAACTGGTTTAGCAAACGGCGCAATAATAGAATCCTTTATTTTACTAAAAATATAGTTTGCTGAGGTATCTTTACCTGAACCAGCCTTACCACCTATACCGATAACTTTGTATTTCATAGTTCCCCTAATATATCAAATAATAAGTTTTATTATCTGGCATTATTGTATAATATTTTAATTTATGTTGTTTCATAATCTCAACACATTTATAGCAACAATAGGTATGACCAAACAAATATAAATGACCACCCTCAGCTTTTTTACCAGCCTCTAAACAAGCCATTTCCTCGGCATGGGAAATTTGTTTACATATGTTAAAACATATTTCATAACCTTTCCCTATTTCGTAATCTTTTCTTGGACATACCTTTTGTGGATTTTCACATTTGTTATATCCAATAAATCTTTCATTATCTTTAGTTATTATAATTGCCAAAGTTGTTTGTTTGGCACATCTATTATTAAGCATGAATGACCTCATGTATTTATTAATTTTTACTGTTACTCTCAATATACATGATGAAAGCGGTTTTGTCAACCCCCTAAAGTTAATTTATTTGTGTTTTATTTGGTTATTTGTGTTTTTGAGGGTAAATTTGTTGGATTTACCTCAATATTTTATTCTTATCAAAACTTTATCAAGTGCTTATTAGGTGCTTTCTTTGTAGTGTATTAATATATATATCTTATTATAATAAGATATATATAATTATACACGTGTTTCTTTAAAGTTAATTAAGTTTAATTTGATTTAATTCTTTCTGTATTATCCCAAAGAAACTATCTTATACTATATAAACCATTACACAGTAGCTTTCTCAGTTAAATCAATGAATCAGAAATTTAAGTCAGTAAATACTTAATTTAATAAATTCAATATAATAAACTAATATGAAGATAATAAAGTAATTAATAAAGAATAAGTCCAACAAATTCAAAGTATTCTAAGATTTATAACACAGTATATCCAAATTTGCACAGAAACGTGTCTCTCAATAGAGTTTCATATATTCTAGTATCAATAGACCCAAAACTAAAAGTACCCTCTTAGAATCGCTTTAATCAACTATTTCAATATTTACAAATATAAAAATATTCCAAAGTTTATTATTATTCTATTTGTAATAATCTAAATCTATGATATATTAAGGTGAACAATAAAACAGGTATATTTATGCAAACAAATTTTACAGATGTTATGACTGATAATAAAATAACAGAGTTACAACAGAAAAGATATAATGCCAAAATAAAACCATATTTATATCAAATAGCACTCAAAATGAGGGAAGGTTCTACTTTAGTTGAAATATCTAAGTTTCTCCATATATCACCAGAATCTTTACAAAATTATCGTAGAATGTTCCCAGAAATACAAGAAGCCATTACGGTTGGTAAAGAAAGTTGTATCAAAGTTGTGGAAGGTGAATTATATCATTTAGCTGTTGGCTTTACTTATCAAGAAATAAAAGAAAAGATACACCCAAAAACCAATGAGGTTTTAAATAGAGAAGTAATCACTAAAGTAAAACACCCAGACTTAAATGCAATCAAGTTTTATCTTTGTAATAGGTCTTCTGGGGATTGGCAAAATAAAATTGAATATGATGATAAAAATCCAACTTTTAATGCTTTAACAAGTATTGATATTTCTGAAAATACGTTACAAAAAACATTGAAAACATTGAAAGATAATGCAACATCATCTAAACAAGAAAAAAGTAAAACTGAAGATATAGAAGAGTATTTAAAGGATTAAGATTTTATATGAGGAGAGAAAAACCAAAAATAGCAAAAACTACTTTTGAGAGAGTTAAAATTGAGGAAATGTTAGCCAAAAGAGCCATTTTACAAAATGATTTTATGCAGTTTTGTCAATATTTCTTTAAAGTTTTAGAATCTACAAATATGTGGGTTAATTGGCATCATTATTGGTTTGCTCATATTTGTGATGAAATAATTAAAGGTAATTTAACTAATGTTATAATTAACTTAAGTCCGGGTTCAAGTAAAACTTTGGTATTCTCAATTCTTTTACCATTATGGGGTTATGCTAAAAATCCAAGATGTAGATTTATATGTACAAGTTTTTCAGATGACTTAATAAAAGATTCATCTATGAAAATAAAAGATTTATTAGAGTCTGAGGAATTTCAAGAATTATTTCCAAATTTAGCGTTTAAAACTGATTCAAAATCAAAGTCACAATGGGCTTTAGTTGATAAATTAACAAATAGACCTATAGGGGCATATAAAGCAAGTACTTTACTTGGCAAAATAACAGGATTCAGAGCAGGATTACCAACAGAAAACAATGAATTTTCAGGTTGTATTGTAATTGATGACCCTTTAAAGCCAGATGATGCTTTCTCAGAGGCTTTAAGAATAAAAACTAATAAGACAGTATCAAACACATTATGTTCTCGTGTTATGGTTAAGGGTGTCACACCTATAATTTTAATTATGCAAAGATTACATGCTGATGATACAACAAATTTTTTGGTTGAGGGTGGAACAGGAACTGTTTGGGAACATTTAGTTTTACCGGCATTAATAGATCAAGAATATATAAATAGTTTACCAGATATAGTTAAAACAAAAGCTCAGGACTATTATAATAATGAAATAAAATTAGAAACTTTAAAATATGTTATTAAACATTTAAAAAGTGTTTTAAAAAATCACAAAAAAATTAAAGATACACGAGCTTATAAAGATATAACATTATCAAGTTTAAAAGAAATATTAAGAGAATTTGTTTCAGATAATTTTATTGAAGAGGAAATAAAAACAGTTGTTTTAAAGTTTAAAGAAACTTTTGATGGTTTTGTTAGTTATTGGTCACAAAAAGAGCCTTTAGAGGAATTACGAAAAGTAGAAGAATCAGATTCTTATACTTTTTTAACTCAGTATATGCAAAAGTCTGTAAATACTGGTGGTAATATGTTTAAAGAGAGCTGGTGGATTCAAGAAGAAAATTATCCATCAGAATTTGATTATGTTAAGATAACAGCAGATACAGCACAAAAAACCGGAGAACTTAATGACTTTAGTGTATTTTTGTGTTATGGTGTAAAAGATAATGATATTTATATATTAAATATTAAACGTGGTAAATGGGAAGCTCCTGAATTAATAGAACAGGCTGAGGCATATTATAATAAAGTATATAGTAGATATGGTAACAAAACACAATCTTTTTATATAGAGGATAAATCTTCTGGAACAGGATTGATACAAACTTTAAAAAAAGAAACAATAATACCTATTATATGTATACAAAGAAATAAAGATAAAGTTTCCAGAGCAATAACAGTTTTAAAATATGTTGAATCGGGTAGAGTACATATACCAAAAAAAGCAAAATGGAAAATGCAATTTTTAATGGAACTAGCTGAATTTTCAGAATTGGGAACAGCTAAACATGATGATATTACAGATTGTGTTGTTACAGCAATGGAAATAGAATATGTTAAATCAAATAAAGTAAATGTAAAACCATTAAATTTATGGTAGGAGTTTAAAATATGAGTAATCCATCAGTAAGTTTAATACGTCCAGAAGAGTCATCTTTACCAGCCAATAAACAATATACTTATTATTTTACAGATTGGTTGATTATGTTTGATACTTTTATGGGTCAAAGAGAGGTAAAAGACCAAGGTGAAGATTATTTACCAAAAACTAAGGGAATGACATTAAATCCTGATGGTAATGACCATTATGATTCTTATAAAAAGAGAGCAATATTTTTTGAATATGTTTCTGAAACAGCATTGGGCATGTATGGCTTATTTTGGCAAAAAGTTCCTCAAATAAAAGTTAATAGTACTGCTGAGGAGTGGATGAAAGCATCTACTATAGAGGGTAAAAGTTTTATACAAGCTTATCGTGATATGGTTTTTAAACAAATAATTAAGGGTCGTTATGGTATGTTAGTTGATGTACCAGACACAACAGATAAAACAAAGGATTTACCACAAATAGTACCTTATGTAGCTGAATCAATTGTTAATTGGGGTCAAACATTATATAAGGGTAAAATAATAACTAATTATGTTTTATTAGATGAAAGTTGTTATGAGGTTGATAAAAAAACACTTGAATATAAATTTAGTAAAAGATGGAGATATTGTGGATTACATACACATGATACAAATGATAGGGAATTAGAAAAGCCAGAATATTATACTGTATCTGGGGAGGGTTCAGTAGATGATTTTGATTTTGATTTTGAATATGGTTCTAAAAATATTATATATCCTAATTATAAAGGTAAAAAATTAGATTATATACCTTTTATTTTTGTTAATGTAACTAATTTAGATATAGACATTGAAAAACCACCTTTGTTAAAATTAGCTAATATATGTTTAGCAATTTATATGTTAGAAGCAGATTATCATGAGTTTCTTTTTAAAACAGCACAAGCTACTTTATTTGCCAAAGGTGTGGATAATAAATCGGATATAGCTATGGGTTCTAATGCGGTTATATCCGTACAATCAGAGAAGGCAGATATGAAATATGTAGAGGTTTCTGGTAATGGATTAAGTGCCATGAGAGATGCTGAAAAGGATTTAAAGGAAACAGCTAAAGATATGGGTATTCAATTAACACAGAAATCTTCTG